CAGCGCCGGGGAACTTGGCGCGGAAGTCCGAGCCGTTACGAGCGTCCATGGCGGGCCGCGGCGCGGGCGTAGCGCCCGGCTTGGGGGCCATCTTCAGAAGGGCGGGCAGCGCGCTTTCATGCACGCCAGTCGTGTCCACGCCGATCTCGCCTAGGGCGAAACGGTAAATGTCGGCGGCGCTGTCCATGGCCGTCTCGATCTCGCCGACGAACGGCCGCACGTCGCGTTCAGCCCGGCGGATAGCCGCCTGCTTGGCGGTTACGCGGGCTTCAATGGCCTTGGCGTCCATGGCTTGTTTCACGTCCTTGGTGTCTTCCGGCTTCATTTCGGGGCCTTCCGGCTTCACGTCCGCCGGGTCGAGATCGTCCATGGCCTCGCCGCCGGCCATCTTGGCGCAGGCGTCGTAAACGTCGTCGGGGATTTTCCCTTTGAGGTAGGCCAGAATCTTTCCGCCCATATCGCCTTCGGCGTCAACGGCGGGCTGTTCGTCCACTTCGTCGCCATCCGGCTCGCCGCCCATGCCCTGCACGGCGCCGATGACCTTGATTACGTCGTCAACGTCAAGACCCTCGTCAGCGGCGATCTTGCCGGCGGTGGCCTTCAGAAGACGCTCGGGGAGACGCTTGGTTGTGGTGGCGAAGTTCTTGGCGGTCACGCCAACGAGAAAGGGGGAAACGTCAAACTTCTGATCTTGCGCGAGGCGCGGCGTGATCAGGGCGCCGAGGGCCCCTTGAAGCATGATGGCGCGGCGCGACTTGAGCATTACAGTTCCCTCTAATTGGCTGTCGCCAACTACGACGTCTGGCCCGGCCCTACCAGCCTCGACTAGAGCGACGTGATTACCCACAATATCTCTCATAATTCCATCATAACGCAAGCCCTTATACGTTCCGGGGGTCATATCGGGCTTGTAGCGGTACGCGCTGGATAGTTCTTGCTGTTCCCGCGTCTCGATTCCCGCGATGGCGCCCGAGGCCCAAATGACCAGGCTATTGCGCAAATACGGGTCGGTAAACGCCGCATCCGTGCCCGTGGAGCCGATAACCAGTTCCGGCATGTGCGCATCGGCGCTAACCGGAACGTGGCGGATCAGGATCGGGAGATTATTGAACGTGGATGCCGCCGCGGCGAGCTCGTCAGGGTCACGCAGGAGATAATAAACCTTGTCCGGGTCGAGGCCCAATTGCTCCGCGCCCGGTATCTCCGAGCCACGATACGGGTTAACCGTGGCCTTTGAGATATTCGATACGGAGACGTGCAGGCGACCGTCCGCGTCGTAACTGCGCGCGGACTTGTCAAAGGCCATGGCGGGGGCGGTATCGGTCATTGAGTGACCGCGCTGCGGACGTGCGCAACCCAATGCCAGGTGTCTGAATTAGGCGGAGTCACCGTTAGATTCAGACACCCGTTGGTCGTATCTGCCGTTGCAGAAACTGCGGAACCCGAGCCCGAGCCAAGAGACAATGCGACAGGCGTACCCAATACCAACGTCGTACTGTTCGCTGCGACGCCGTCCACTAAAAGGGCCGTGGGGACCGACCAAGAGTAGTAGCTACCCGACGTCGTATAATCCGACCCGACGAGCAAAATCGATATATTTCGCGCATGGGTAAAACCTGGGTTGACGCAGTTTTGACCAGACGCCGCTCCACCATCGCTAGTTAGGCGTACCGGGGAAGTTGACGCGCTCGAAGCGCGAAGGACCATTTGGGATGATTGCGCGTCCCCCTGGCTAACTAGCTGCCCGGAGCCCCATACGTCCTCACCGTACTGCGTTGAATAAGTCTGAAGGCCGCCTCCACGCTCGTACTGTTGAACTAATGTATTTCCGTATCCCCCAGTAATAGCGCCACGGTACGACCCGTTATTGTTGCTATTCCCACCAGCGATAACACTATCCGCACCGGAGGAAGTGTTGTTTTGGCCTCCGCCAATCGTGGCTGTTGACCCGCTCGCCACTTGCGTCGCCGCATAACGAGTTGTTTGGAGATCAACAGCCGCCGAACCTCGATTATTCCCCCCGTTTACGTTACCTGTAGGGACTTGAGCACTGACGAAGTTTGTCGAGGTCCCGTATGTGGCGGAGCCGTATCGACCGATCGGCGTGTAAACGGCCCCAACGGACGAAGCGTCGATGCTATACGTCCAAAAACCTTCCGCGCCGCCGCCATCAATTTCGATAGGTCCTGCGACCAAAGGTCCTGCGCCCACGGTTACATTCGTACCGACCGAACCAAGTGCAGATAATTTAAAACTGAGATGGTTTCCAGACGCGATATTTATGCCTGCCCCCGTATTCGCGCCGGATATAATCTGTCCGTTATAGTTTATAGTATCAATTACGTTACCGCCCGCGGGAGATAGCAGCGACATTGCATAGTATCCCGCGTAGGGGGATACCAATTCACAGCTAACGCAGGTAACTTTGCTCACCTTCCCTGCTTGCACGGTGTCACCGATTTGGAATAGGTCCCCGGCATATGGCGTAACTTCGGAGCCCTCTATGCGAAGCCCCAATATGCGTATCTGTCGCTCTACGCCAGTCGCCGCGGTGTTACTGTTTCGTAAAACAAAACCCGGGCCAAAAGGGGCGTAAATCCCTAAGTTTATGATGTCGATTTCGTTTGTCGCGTCCGTCCCCGTACACGCCGTAGAACACGCGGAAGCGATTTCAACAGCGGGAGCCGTTGTGGCTCCCGCGTTAGCCACGTGAACGTTAGAAAACTTGCTTTCTCGGATATACGCTTGCGTAGTATTCTTCAATATCCCTGCGCCAAGCGCCCGTCCCGTAAGGCTCTGAAGCTCTACGTTATTTACATAGATCAAGTCATCGCGGTCATAGAACATGAGCGCGTTTTGCGTATTTGATGACGAAAGATTACCCGTGACGGTGAAGCCCTCGGCGTAGGGCCCGTATTTATCTGACCCACCATACCACGCTTCGGACCACGAAAAGAGGTCGCCAGAAAAAGCCGTTCCGAGTGTGAAAGAGGTAATGTGGGGGCCATCACCCCGGATGCAGCCGTTGCCCACAAACGCCGTCACTGCTGAATTGATGAAGTAATTCGCCGCCGGGGCGTAAATGCACTTCGGCGGCTTACCTGCGTTCACCAACGCATTTGATGCGGCGATTGCGGCGCTTAACGCCGGGCCATCGTCTGTTGAACCATCGCCAACCGCCCAACTTTTCAAATTGATGACGTCAGATTGCCAGGCTTGAAGACTACGTGGGCTCGCGGCCCCAAGTGCCGTAACGGGTGTATTATTGCCCGCCGGCGGGACCGCGCCTGGCGGGATGGCGTAAGCGGCGACGGGAATGAGAAGCGCGGCGAGCGCGATCAGGATGCGGCGCATTGCGAGCCTCACTTCAGGTTATAGAATGAGCAAGTGCCGGTCGTGGCGCTTACCTGCGTGATCGCAAACGGAAACGTCTGCCAACCGACCACGACGGGAACGGTGAGCGTCGAAGTGTCTGTGAAAATCACGCTCATGTTTCCGGCTACCGTGCAGTTGGCGCCAACGCTACGGCGCGCGGTGTATCCGACGCCCACGGTCATTGCCTGCACGCCCGAGAAGGCGGCATTATTGGCGTCCGAAACGGTCATGACGCCGCTGTAGACCGTGCCCGCGATGTTGCTGAGATAGCTATTCGCAACGGTCTGGCTCGCCGCGGTGGCCGCGCCGGCGGGGAGCGGAAGCGCCGACAGCGCCACGAGCATATTCCCTGCGCCGTCAATGGTGACGGCGGTAGGGGCGCCCGCGCCCGTAAGGCCCTCCATGACGTCCCGATAGTGATAGTTGCCGGATGCGTCGGTTTGCCCGGCGATTGAGACGCTTGCGCCCGTGCCGCTCTTGACGGTGAGTGTCGAGGGGACTTGGGCCGCGCAGGCCCCAAACGTGCCTAGCGCCAGGGCGACGCCAATGAGTAAACGACGCATGAGCTAGTGTCCTATCAGGGCGCTAGAGCCCGGTTTGGAGAAGTCTAGCACGCCGCCGTCAATTACGGGAGGCGTGAACGGAAACTGAGCAAAAAGCGTTTCGGCGACCACGAGTGGGCCGAACAATTGCAGCGTCTCGACGCCGTCCGAGTTGACCGAAATCACTTCCATTTCGTAGGGCCGCGCGATGATTCCGGTTTGATCCGGCGCCGCAATATAGATGACGCCTTTGCCCGTGGAGAAGTCCGGCCCGGCGTCCAGCGGGATATCCAGCACGAGCTCGGTGGCGCTGGCGACGCGCAACACCACGCCGCCACCCGATAGGTCTTGAGGCAGGCCGGTCACGGGGTCGTAACATTGGATCGGAAAAACCCAAGTTGTGGCCAGATAGACCGATTGAGGGACGGGCCCGAGCGGCGGGAGCATCAGCGGTACGAGAAGTTAACGGACGTCGCGCCCGAGGTCGTGGCCGTCAGCCCTGTCGCAAAGGCAATATCATAAACGAACGTCGGCATACCGGCGGTATTAGCCGGGCAGGTGATCACATCGATAATCGTGCCCGAACCTGCCGTATTGTCGTACATCGTAATTGTGGCGCCCGAGACGCACGTACCAACGTTGACCGTATGGAGGAAGCCCTTACCACTCTTGATCGTGGTGGTGGTCGCCGTAGACATACGGACAAAAGTACGTCCGGCCTCTTCTACGGCGAGAACCCCTAGACCGGCGTTACCGGTCGCCGCCGCGCCAGGGGCCGTCCTTAGCCTATCAAAACCCGAATTGTTGTAGGCGTAACCAAGGCTTTGGGTATTTAACTGAAGGTTAGTCGCGCCTAGCCCGTCACTATTTGGAAAGGAGGCCGCTATAAAACCCGCTCCCGGAAAGCCTAACGTTACCTGAAGCTCGGAACTTGTCGTAAGCGTAAGGTTTCCCCGTTGACCCGCCGTAATCGCCGATCCGTACTGGTCGCGCGCGACACCCCCTATTTTTAAAGGATTAGACCCGCTATCCGTCGCCGCCGCCGCACTGTCGCCCACGACTTGAGCGTTAAGGCTGGACGCCGTCGCCTGCGTAGCCGCAAAGCTCGTATTCGTGATCGATCCGATAGCCGCCGAGCCCGCGGTAAGCGCGGGGAGCGTCGCCAGGCTTACCGGCTGTGTGGCTTGATAGAACGTCCCGGATACGGGCAAGGCCGTCCCGTTGGTGATACCCTGCACCGTGACGACCCCGCCGGAAGGCGTCCCCGCCGTGCCCGCGCCGACGACCGTAGCGTTAAGGCTTGACGCGGTGGCTTGCGCCGCCGTGACTGTGCCGCTTACCGGCTGCGTGGCCGGATAGAATGCGCCAGTGACGGGAATTGACGCATTGGTCACGCTTACCGCGTTGGTCGTGCCCGGCACGCTCTGATCGATGGCGACCGTGCCCGAGACGCTGCCGCCGCTTGACGTGGTGTTGAGGGTGCAGAGGGTCGCGCTATAGGTCTGCCCGACGATGCCGCCGGCGCCGCTGTTGCACGACTGGTTATAAATGGTCGAGGGCTCTAGCGTATGGCCCGTCACGGACCCGGTCTGCACGGTCTGAGCGGATACGCCCGACGCCAGCGCAAGGGCGGCCAAGAGGGCGGAAAAGCGGCGGATCATGCGGCGAGCTCCTGTTTGGGCGCACGGTAACGCAAAAAGGCCCCCGCGCCAACTGGTACGGGGGCCTCTGATAGATAGCCGCCTACGGCCATAGCGGATAATTACGCGGCGGGAGGGTCTTCCGGCGCTGGCGACGGTGCGACCGGGGTTTCGGTGACCGGAGGCACCTCGACGGGCGCGGGGGTCACGCCAAGCGCCGTGTTGATGGCGGCGGTGTCGGCGTCCAGTTTGTCGGCCAGGGCGTTAAGCTGGATCGTAGTGTCTGCGTCAGGCACGGACGCCGCAGCGGCGCGCAGTTGGGCGGTGATGGCCGCTTGATTGGCAATCAGGGCGCTAACGGCGCTCGTGAGCGTGTCAACGGAAGCTTCAATACGCGTGATGGCGTCGGTCATATCATGACTCCAAAGGGTGCGGACATTGCGGGCGAATGTGCGAAACATGAGCGTGGGAGAATGCGTTTCGTTGACGGGTTTGTCAACCCTCGCCCACGCCGGGCAAGAGGCTTATCGAGACGCAGCGACAGTTAATGAGTTGCCCGGGGAAAATGTATTCGCCGTCAATATAAGCCCCGGTTTCAACGTTGTATTTCTTCCCACTATACGCGACATGGTTTTTTCTAGGATGCTTCCCGCCTGCGCTATGCAGCCATTTCGCTTCCGTTATGCCTAGCTCTTTTTGCCTAGACCTAACTATTGTTCCCGTCATCTTTGCGTTCTGATCGCGCGCGATGAACGCCGCGCGCCGCCGCGTGACGTGGAAATGCGCCTGCAACTCGTCTGTGAGCGTGCCGATATCCCGGCCCGTCGCAACGCTGCGCATCACGGCGCCCTCGACCTGCGTGAGGTATGATGCGGGAATCGATTTGATCAGCGCGACGTTCTCCCCGATCACGGCTTGCACGGCGTCGTTCTGCGCGGCGGTCATCTTGAACTTGACGGTAAACCCCGCCTTGCGCAGCGCCGCCGCCAGGGCCTTGTCACTCCGATCGGCGGCGCGCGTGGCGAAGTGGCGCGCGATCTCGGGGGCAAGCTCGTCAAACTTTTTGAGCCATCGCCTCGATAGGCGGCGCATTGCGGCGCGCAGGGTCGCGGCGGGGCTAGCGTCCTGCGCCATCGCCTCGGGCGGATTAGCGCGATACTTGGCCTTGATCCAGTAATTCACGCTGCGGTGCATCTCGTCTATCAGGTCATCGAGGCGCGTTTGGTAGTCGGTCTGTATCCCGACGTTTGGCCGCACGGGGCGTAGGTATTTGGGCATTGCGCGGCGTGCCTCACTTTGATATGACGGAAGCGTCAACGTAATGGGATGATACGCTTATGCTCTTCAAGATCATAGATCACGCCCCCGATCGCGGCATTACGCAACTCGTCTTCCTCGACCAGGCGGAAATGATCGCCCATTGCGGCCGCGTCGGTTTCCGCCGTCACGGTTCGTTGCATCGCGCGGGCCTGCGTGACGATCTCCAAGGCCAGCCACGCTTTACCGGCCTATATGGCCCGATGTACGACGGGGAGACGGCGGCCGGCGAAGTGATGATCCGCTACGAGACGAGCGAGGCGTATCGGGTCTACTCGTCGCGTGTAGGGTCGGTCGAGGATGGCGAGCCGTTGTCCACCTCCATCGGGTCCGGTTCCGGTGGTTCGGGCGCCGGGCCTGTGAGCCCCTGATAGCCGCTGTTCTGATCGTTGGCGATACGCGTGCGCACCTCTTCCGCGGAGATCACGCCTGCATTGATGTACTCAATGTCCGTATCCGCGTCGGTCTTGCGGTTCGTCGCGCTCTCGCTCTCATCTTGCTGCCACAGGGGCTTGAACGTGAACCCGATCGCCGGATCAATCTCACCGAATAGATGCAGCTGGATTACGTCAAGCACGCGCTGGATTGGCGGGCGCAGAAACACATTCTGCCGTGACGCAATCGCATCGTAGAATACGCGGATTTCCCCCTCGCCCGTTGCATTGAGCCCCGAGGGCGTCAGGCCGAAATAGATGATTAGCGGGATGCCGGCGACGGCGGCCATATGCTCTTGGGCCTGCGCCTGCAGCTTGTCCAACGATCCGAGGGGCGCGGACTGCACCACGAAATCTTCGTTCTCGTTGTCCAGCATCATCACGCCTTGATTATCGCGCGTGCGCTGGAATAGCTCCGCGCGGTTCAGCAGGTCCGACGTGGCTGTAAAGTCGCCCTCCATGACGGCGCTTAGGTCCGTCTTGAGGATCGAGGTTGCGAAGCTATGGATCAGGTCGCTTACGGACTGGCGGGTACGCAGCCAGTTATTGACCGACACCTGCAGCAATTGCGACAGGGACAATCCGCCGAAGCTGTACGAGGGCTTCAGAATGTCCGGCACTTCACGCGATACGAGCGTGATCAGGCGCGAGGAATGCACCAGCTTGCCCATGACGAACCACTGCTGCGGTTTGTAGAACGTCGGGTTGAGCGGGTCGCTGGAATTATAGGTCATGGGGTAGGTCCACATGGCCTCGACGTTGCGCAGTGCTTTCAGCGACCCTTTTCGCACCGTCGCGGGCTTAAGCGGCATGAGCGACTTAAGGGCCTCGGCGTCGTCGGTGTAGCCGGTGTCGATATAGATGTGGGAGCGGCCAAAGAAGCCGTCCTGTTCGCAAGCTTCGTGGAAGACCTTCTGCACGTTGAAGTGCTTCATGCACTCTTCGATTTCTTTGAGTTTGTCGGTGAGGTCGTTCTCGCTGTCCTCCGCCGTCAACTCGATCCACTCGCGCGTCATTTCCTCCGCGATGATCTCGGACGGCCGACGATATTCGGTGATCTGCGTAAGCTCGGCGAGGTATGCGTAGCCGAGGAAACCCCCCGATGCGTAGCCCGCGCCCACGCCGCCCCACGCCCCGACACCACCCCACGCATCATCCATGGCCATCTTCGCCGCCTCGGGAATGCCCGGCGGCGGGACGGGCGGTGCGTAACGTTCCGCGAAGGTCTTTTCCTCAACGCGCGCTTGCGACAGTTGCGCCGCCTGGCGGTAGGCGGGGGCCTTGCGCTTGGCGGGCGGCGCCGGCGCGGCTTCCGGTGCGGTTCCGGCCATCAGCCAGTTACGGAGCCATTTCCTGATCATATCTGCCTCAACGCCGCGGAGTTGATGCGCATTGGCGCGCGTCGTGCCTGACTGTACGCGATCATGACCGCGTCGGCTAGGTTGGGGCTCTTGGCGCCGTCCGGCACTTTATCCACCACGATCTTGCCCGCCAGGTTGAGGCTATAGGTTGGCTGCGTGAGCTCGCCCGTCAATTTGCCGAGACAGGTCAGCTTGCCCGATATGGATATGATGCCGTCCGGGTCGTAGGGCTGGCCGTTGATGGCACGATAGGTGGTTTGGAAACGTTTACGCAACGCCCACCAGGCCTGCGCCTTCTGGTTCGCGAAGAAATCCTTATTCTTGCGCCCCTTCTCGTCTTGTCGCTCGGGGTCGTATGGGCTCTCGGAGCCACGGAATGGCCTGACCGCGATCTGGCGTTCCGGCCCGCGCTGTCCGTTGATCACCCGCGCGTCGCCGCGCACGCCTGCGCCGAGGCCGTCACTATCGTAAAGGAACTCGTCATAGCCGAGGTCATCGGTGAGCATGAAGGCGCGCTGCACGGTCGAGTAAATGTCGCTGTCCTTGCCGCTCCACTCTTCGAGGTGTTCCAACAGGAAACCATGGGCGCCCGCGTAGGCGTTGGCGTCCTTACCTTCGTCCGCCACGTCCAGCGCGCCGCGCCGGCGGCCCGTGGGCGCGATACCTAGTTTCAGGTGCGCATCGATGGCCGCCTGTATCCATGCGCCGGGGATCAGGACGCCCTCCACGCTGGCCGCGTAGTCCCGGTCCACTTCCTGCGCGAGGGTCACGGGGTCCAGTTCCTCGACCTGCTTCGCGTACCAATCCTCACCCTTGCGCGGATCGTCCCGCCAGTCGAATACGAAGACGTCTATTTTGCCGCCGAAGCGTTTCTGCGCGAAGGGGTTGGCCATGCCGTTGACGGACGAAATGTCGATACGGCAGTTGGTGGTCTGCGACAGGGACGCCTCGACTAATTGGGGGCGTTCAAGGAAGGCCGCTTCGTCCACCACATAGAACGATGCCCGGTCGCCCCGTCCAATGCCGTCGCCCGCCTCACCCGTGATAATCGAGCGTGTTGCGGGGAAATTGATGCGCATATGGGGCGCGTCGGTCTTGACGTTCCATCCGTTCGTAAACTCGGGGGGCAGGCCCTTCATGAACATGCGCGCCTTGTAGAAAAGGCTTTTCGGACTGTCCAGCTTGTCTACGTACTCTTCCTTCCGGGAACCGAAGCCGACCGCAATGCCGTCATTGAAGAGACAGATGGTGCAGGCGGTAGCGACGGCGAGCCAGGAGAGGCCACAGTCTCGCGACTTTTCGGTGAGCCCCGGCTTGCGCGCTCGCCAATGGGCTATCAGCCAGTCAATCCATTCCCGCTGTTTGTCGAACAGCAGGAAGGGTATGGCGGACGGCAGGTTGATATCGGCGTTACGCGGATCGAAGGTGACACCCCAATCGTTGATGAAGTCCGCCGGGTGGTCGCGATAGAACGCCTTGAGCGCCGGTAGCGTTTCGGGGTTGGCGCGGATGTAGGCCAGGCGGTCTATCCGTTCCTGAAATACCGGGAGATAGTCCGGGTTGCGGAAGTCAAACGCCACTCATGCCCCGCAACAGCTTGACCATGTTTCGCGCCCGCGCGCGAAACAACCCCGTGGAAAACCGCCGAGGAGCGATATCTTCCAACCGCTCGATGAGGTCCGCGCAGTTGTTTAATACGTTGTTTTGAGCGGCGATCATTTCCTGATATCGGCGCAACAGGTTGCGTTCTTCTGGCGTCATCATGGCGCGTTCCACTCCATCTGCGCGAGATAGCGCGGGTCGCCCGTGCATACCCAATAGAGGCCCCTAGGCGTCCAGCCTGCGCGAAAGCACGCGTGCGTAATCTCCGACAGCACGCCGGGGTTCATGCCTATTTTGACGCGGACAACGACTCTCATGGCTCCAACAGCCCCACCAGTTCCGCAAGATGCGGGTTTGATACGGTGATCGGCGACGCGGCGAGCCCGATCGAGACGAGGTAGCTTTGCAACGTGGACCAGGCGTCGGCGAGGGTTTGCGTGTCGTCCGTGCCCTCTTCCCACAGACGCACCTCGACGGCCAGCTTATCGGCGCGCTCCGTGGCCTCGGCGAGCTCTTCCTGTACGCGACTGATCTGATCCTGCAGCGCGCCTACGTCATTTTCCGCGCTCGTCAGCGCCGCCGGCGTGCAGCAGATGCAGGGTCCGAGGACTTCCGCATCGCTAAGCCAGTGCGAGCCGGTACACCATGCACAGGCGGGGGTCATAGCCCGCACCTCCCTGTGATGGCGAAGCGTGCGGCCTCGTAGATGCTCAACGCGGCGCCCGTAAGCGCCGTCATGACGACCAGCGCAATGACCGCCATGACGATCCAGCCGGGGCCGGTCGGGTCATAGTCGGCGTGTCGCCAGTCATCGTCCGCGTTGGGGTAGAATCGGCCCGAGGGCGGGGGTTGGGGATCGTCGCTCATGGTCACGCCTCCAAGTGTCAGACCGTGACCCTACCGCCGCGTTGACGCACTCGTCAATACAAAAAGGCCCCCAACCGAAGCTAGGGGCCTTTCCGTCTGACACGAGGCGTGCACTGGCGAAGTGCGGGGTGAGCGTAACGCTATCGGCAGGCGTCGGTCAAGACTCGGTTGTTGCCTTCGACGACGGCTTTCGTGCCAGTCGTATCCTTGCGGGATAACTGCACGATGACCAGAGCCGAACAGGGAACGTATTTAGTCGCGGAAGTGGGCGTCTGGGCTGCTGTTGACACTGGCGTCGGGGTCGAGAGTGACGGCGTTTGCGGCCCCGTCCCCAAGCACCCGCCGAGTGTCATCAGCGACACGAGCGCGAAGGGCTTTATCAAGTTGCGCATTGGCTTCCTCATTGGATTTGAGCGCGACACCCTCGGCAGTCGGCGGGGCGTGGCCAAAGATGCCCGACAGGATCAGTCGGAATACCCCCGCGGCGAACGACCAGAACATGGCTAGGCGTTCGCGTTGGTGGCGATGCCGAAGGCCGGCTGCGCGGCAGGCGCAACACCGCCCGAACCGGCGCCGGTAGCGACGGACAGCGACACGGGCGCCGGGGTGACAAGCGCGGCTTTGGCGCGAAGCTCCCACGCCTGCAACGCGGCGATGCCGGCGGCGGCGATGCCCTCAATCGCGTTGTGCGCGATCTGCGACGCCTTGGCCTCTTCCGGCGTAGAGCCGATCAACTTGACCAGGGCCGCATCTGCAGCGGCTTCCGTTCCCGTTACGATCAACGGAGCCGCGGCGCCCAACATGACGCCCCCAAGGCCCAAAAGATCGGATGCGCCCTGCTTGACGGCGGACACGGTGTCGCGAAGCGCGGTCTGCGCAACGGGATCATTGCCGAGGAACTTGAGCACGGCTTGATAATCCGCCTCGATCACTTTCGCGCAGTTCGCCCAAACTGCCTCGCCGCCAGTGACGATCTTGCCAAGGATGGTTGAGAAATCGGCCATGTGCTCACCTCGAATAGAATGCGTGCGCCCCAATGGCGCATACGTACTTGTGCGGATCGGCCCACGCGGGCGGCGTGGTCACGACGTCAGGATTATAATACAGGACCGTCTCGGGCGTGAGGCGCTGATAGTCCGCGCCGCCTGCGTACTTCCCCATGAGGACGGCGCCGCTCACGACCAGGCATTGCGCCCACGACTTATCGGCCCGGGCTTGCGCCAAGAGCTCGTCAGCGCGGTCGCTGGCCTCAACGTCGTCATGCGCAACACGCAGGTACTTCCCGCCGATCATCTTGAACCAGAACGCCGAGAATTGATCCTTGTGCAGCACCGTGCCGGCAATGGTCCCATCACTGGAATAGTGGAGTGCGGCGCGGTTGAGCACCACGCGTGCTACCGCCGCTTTACCGTCGTCAGGCTCGCCCCGGGCTTCCGTCCAGACGCACAAGGCCAGCAGGGTTGACGGCGTGAGATCGGTCATTGCGGGGGCGGTGCGGCAATGCCGGCGAGCAAGGTTTGGTGCGCGATTTCCTTTTGGATCATCGACCAGGCGATTGCGGCCAGAGCCACCGCGACGCCAGACAGCACGCTAACGAATTGCGCGGTCTGATCGGAACTCATGAGCCCGGCGGTAACGAGCGACCCGGCGACGGTGGTGAGCGCGTGGCGCGCGCCGGCCGCTGCGAGTTGCGTGACGATGTTCGGGACGACTACCGGCGTTACGTCAGTCACGGCTTGTGCCCCCCGATGTGCGTTGACGCGATGGCCACGCCCGCCGCGGCCAGCGCGGTAAGCAGGCCCTCGATAATCTTGCCGCCCGACCATTTGAACGGTTTCCACATGGCTTCGAGTTTGCCTATGCGGTTGTCCAGTGATCGCTGGCGGCCCTTGATATCCTCGATGTCGTCATTGATGGATGAGAACTCGCCGACGATGCCGATGTTTTCGAGCACGGCGACTTTTTGCTGCACCTGACCGATGTGCTCCCGACTGATCCGGGCTTCCGTGGCCATTTCGCGCAAAAGCTCCAACGCGGCGTCATTGGGGCGCAATACCGGCTCGTCACTCATTCTTGCCCCCGTCCTCAACGCAAAGACGTTATTACGCTGGGTTTCCTCGCCTAGCAACCACGCGGTGCGGGGGTATGTGGCGGCGATGTTCATTGGTGCTGGCGTGTCGGAGTGGCGCGCGTGGAGCATTCGGGACACCGTAAGGCCAATAGGGGTCCGACATAACCGCACAATCCGCATTCGCCTTCAACCGGATTTGCTTCGGCGCGCAGACGACGCGACGGCCGATCACGGTAAAGCCTGGCGGTGAGGGACGCGGTTTGCTGTCTCATGAGTGCGAGGGCTAGCGCAGTTTGACCGCCGCGTCAATCCTATTTGACCGCGATAGACTGGACCATTTCGCGATAGATGCGCTCCGCCTCGTGCGGGTCGGTGGTCTGCAGCTTCACGGACTGCACGGCTGCGTTCATGTCCACGCTATGGCGCACCTTGTCGTCGTAGGCGCCGAGGATACGGCCCAACGTCTCAAGGGCCTTGTGTCGATCGGCGATTATGAGCTCGGGCCCGTGCCGCGTGCGCTTCACGCCGCCGAACAGTGCCCGGGCGCCGGCGGTGAGCTTCGAGGTGTCGCGCGCCACTACGCGCTCAATGCCTTCTCCATCGCATTCCGGGCATTCGGGATTAGGCTCGCGCGCCGCCCTGAAACCGAAGCCGCCGCCGATGTCGGGCAGGGCCGCATCCTGGCGTTGGGCTTCGTCGCATAGCGCCAGGTATTCACGCTCTCGCCACTGGTAGGCGTGGTCCGTCCCCCAACAATGCCGGCAGTTCCCGACGCGCAGCCCGGTAAGCTCGTCAGGGTCCGCAGTGGCAATCTCCACGAACATTGTCCGCAGCTTATCCACAGTCATTGCGAGAGCGGGCGTACCGGCACTGACAATGGCGTCAATCCGTTCCTTAATTTGAGGTAGCGCTAACAATTTGCTGGCGGACGTTTCGCAGGCGTTTTTCTTTGTCATCGCGCCGACATTGTAGGCATGACGATACGCCCGAGGGCCGTCACGATACTCGGCGTAGTGCTGCGCAAACTTCTCTTGCTTGAATGTCAAAGCCATAGCGGGAAAAATGGCCCCCGATGGTCACGAATGCAAGCCAGAATAGGCTCTCGTGTAAAAAAGCCCCTTTTAGACACGTTTCGTTTAAACCTCGTTTGAATGGTTTCTTAATGTTTTCAATAGCTTACCTCCTATTTAAACCAATAAACGATAAACGGGGTAGTTACGATCTTCATAATATTGCGCACGCACGCACCCTAATAACACTATCATAGATAAATAGGGCTAGAAGTATGCTGAAAAGAGGGTAGGGTATTACGGCGGTCTTTGACCGTCCGGACTGAAACGGGGCGTGTTTTCGTGTAAAACTCCGTAACCCTCTGTTTCTTAACGCAGAAAAGTACCCGAGGCGATATGCGAAAGCCGTTTAAAACCCATTGTCGTTTCTGCCATCGGCCTCTTGAAGGCGGAAAATGCAAGCCATGTTTTTTCGAGCACATTAACGGCTCGTATAAACCCGGAAGTATCGGACGAAAAGTCGAAGCCGAAAAATTAAAATGGGATATCTATCCTGATTATTGTTCTACTCACGGGCTTATAGAGTTTGGCGTATCAAATATGCGCTGCGTTGAGTGCGCCCCGGAAGATTACCAAGAACGGGATGCGCGCGCCGTGGCCCGCAAAAAGGGATCATCAAAATATATCGCGCGATGCGATACGCATGGTCTGGCCGCTTTTCACGTTAGGAACGGGCTTTGCTCGATATGTTTCAACTCCGTGGGAGGCGTTCGCCCTTGGGGTGACGCGCCGTCTCCGCGCTCCCTCGCTCGAAAAGCTGGCGAGAAGACCTACATGGGCGGATGCGAGACGCATGGCCACACGGCGCATTATGTGGCCACGGGGCGCTGCGCAACGTGCTTTACGTCGGCGGGCATGGTCCGCACTCGTGACCCTTCTAGCGCCCGCGCAGAGGCCAGGGCGGCGGGGCAATCGATATACCTTGACACCTGCGTCACGCATGGCGACAGGGCGCCTCATTACGTCTTGAATGGCAAGTGCTCGCGTTGCTTCACGACGGCCGGTGTCGCCCGCCAGCCCGAGAGTATGTCCAAGCTGGCGGCGGAGAGCGCGCTCGCTCGGGGCGACCTCATGTTCTTCTGGCTCTGTAACAAATGCGGCCCCGGCGAGTTTAGCGCGCGGGGCCGTAGGTGTCTGCGATGCGATAGCGTGGCTACGGATTAGCCCACCTTCGGCGTGGATAGGACGGTACGGAGGTCTGATATAGTCAGCTCGACATATGGGCTGTCCGCGTCTCCGGTTCCCCAATTTTCAATGAACCGTCTGTAATGGCCGCTGGGTTCAATCCCATCCAAAAATGCAGCGACCCTCTCTCTCGCGCTCATCCCCCTTCTCCCCTAAGTGCTGCAAGGGCTGCCCGGGCAGCGTTCCGGCAGTAGTTCTTGTGGTCTTCGGAATTGGATTCCCAAGGCTGGCAGATCGGGCACCACAGGTCGTGCATGGC